TCCCGATACGTTTAGGAGGATATGATGCCAGAAAAATGCAAAAACGCAGAATTAGATGCAAAAAATAAGAAACACTCATTGTATTTAGATGATTTTGATAACATTAAGGTGTGGAAACAAATTTGTGAAATGTTTGATGTACCACCAGATACGGATCAAATTTATTTTGATGCTGAAAATATAAGTTATTGTTAGGAGGATATGATGAACAAGTGTCAAGTTTGCGGTAAATTAGAAGACGAAAGAAATACCCAAGAGCAGTGCGGTGTGACTTTATGTGTGGGTTGTGACGGTTTATACACAGATCAAGAACTGCTCGAGAAGGTGATATGATGGAATTTTTAGTAACTTTAATCTATGTCCCGTGGTACATGTTCCAGGCTTTGGTTATTATATTGGGGTGGTATTTACTGGGAAGTCTCACTGGTAAAATTATTAGTGATATACGGGATCGCCTATAGTGATCAATAGGCTCATAGCTATACTTATAGTATTAATTATATAAGGAAAATGTTATGAGAAAGATACACGGAAAGATGGATGTAGCTAACCGAGATCACTATAAAGATATAGCTGATGAGGACAAAGCACATCGTGAGAAGTACCCATCCCTGATGACTAATAAAGCTATAGTATGTGAAGATACTTCTTACAAGCAAGAAATTAGTAAAAACTACACTATCGCAGTTGCCTATAATAAAGGTGGCTATCAGGTAATCCCTAATGACCAAGTCAAATATATAGGTAAGAAGTAATCATGAAAGAAAGATATTTTAAAATGTATTTTTGCTACCACCATGAGCAAGAAAAGAACCCTAACCAATATAAAGAGTTTGTAGGCATCACAACAGCCGACCGTGTTGAACAAATAATTGAACATTATAGTAATTTGTGGGGGTTAATAATAGATCCGCAACCTCACCTCGATCCAGAAGAACTCACTGAAAGTAAAATACTACAAGAATGGGAAGGGTTTGATCTTGACCCATTGTTAGAGTGTGTAGAAACAGGAGAAAAATTCTGGTATATATCAACACGAGACGACAAAGGTCTTGATTCGTATGAACTGACTAACTGCAACGGTGCTAGTGATGGCTAGGGTCATAGCTATACTTATCTAGTAAGTTTAATAAATATAGGAATAAATTATGTCGCAATATACCGCTTTTAGAAAATATGTGGATTATGTAAAACCTGTGGTCGACACCATCCGTGAGCACCACAATGAGTTTTATATGTTGAATTACTCACTGGTCAATGCTGAAGATATCTTTGTAGAAAGTGTGGCTGATCGCCTACTAGGTTTTCGTCAAGGAATCTATGAGCCTTCATCCGCTGGCTATATACCTTGTATATATGCTCGTTATGGTGAGGAAACTGGTGCGTGTGTCGCTCTACAACTCACCCCTACGCAGTTTGCTTTACTCAGTAAGGAAGTAAAAACTGCCATGTTTGGTAAAAACCCTCGTCATGCTTTTAAGGAACCTGTGTACGTAATCATGGAGCATCGATACTTTGCAACTGTTAGTGGTTTTAAGGCTCACCGAACTACTAATTTGCTTCATAACCCTTTTGACTACATAACTGAAAAGTTTGGTCTAAGTTATCTAGATACTGAGCTAGATCATTATTTATGTGATATATGCTTTGAGGCTGCCCTTGAAAGTGACCAAGTTTGAATATATCCTGAACGCTTTAGCGTGGCTCG